GAACTTCACCATCAGTAGTTTCTGGTATTTCAAATTCATTGTTATCTGGTTCTAAAAATCCTTGTCGTGCACTTACCTCACCTCTATCCTCTGCAAGATAACAAATATCACATAATTTATTTCTCTCACCATTCAACATATCCATACGAAGTTTCTTCATCTCTTCAGAATTAAATACTTCACCTATGGATTCTTTATTTAAATTGTGAGTAGGTATAGTTTCTGCAATACAACAAGGTTTCACATGACCTGAAGGTTGTGCATACAAATGTACAAAAGGTAAGGGACAAAATGTTTTACTTTTACTCACTCAATGTTCCCATACATATCTTGTACTTTTTTATCATAAAATTCTTTTCTTTTCAATTCACGATATTTTTGACGAGCCTTCGCCTTTATCTCTTCTGAATTTCTTTTGTAATGTTCCATCTGCCACTTTCTTTGAGCATCTCGTCTTTCCTTTTCACTATGGTATTTTCTCTTTCTACCCATGTGTTTTCTCCGCCATATGATTCAATCTATTAAATGTAGTTGCCAACCAACTTGTCAAGTTGGGTAGTGCAGTATACATTTTATCTTCAAGAAACATTTTCTGAAACTTGTGTTTTATTATTCTTTGAATTGGTTGTGATGTAATGTCTTGGACTTTTAGTTTACTATTACCACCCATGATACCATCGTCCAAGTCCATCAATCTTCTATTCATTAGTAATTGTTCTTCAGAGTCACAAATCTTTTCACATAATTTTACATGTTTTCTTTTTGTAGATGCACTCTTCAGTAAATCATTGATGGTATACTTTACATCTTCACTCAACCATGGAAAGTTTTTAAGTAAAGTCTTTAGTCCAGCTCCATGTACACCAGGTATACCATCTGATTTGTCTCCATCTAAAACTCTAAATAGTAAAAAGTTTTTAGGATTGATTCCAAATTCATTCTTAATTCGTTCTTCATCGTACATTAGTTTTTTAGTTGGTGAGTATACTTGAATCCTATTATCTACTAATTGTAAAAAGTCTTTATCAGTAGACATTATAGTAACTTTCTTTTTGAAAATGTGTTTACTACAATAACCAATAACATCATCTGCCTCAATATTATCCATATTGATTATAGTCAAAGGTAAACATTCAAGATACTCAACCACACGATTCAACTGATGAATCATCATCTTTTTTTCGTCTTCACGAGTTAAGTAATCGTTTGCTCTGTTCAAACGATGAGACATTTTTCTTCCCATTTTATATTCAGGAAAGATTTTTCTACGGCGGTTAGACCCACCTTTACCATCAAATACAATGATAGTTCGGGTAGGTCTTACCATATTTACAGCGAACGCAACTGACCTTAAAAAACCAACTATTCCACCAATGTGAACCCCATCATCATTAGTAGTTGGTATTGCTGAGAACACTCTAATAAAAGTGTTCAGACCATCTATAAGTAAAACCGAGTCGTTTGGTTCACCACTATCTACTTTACCGCCAGATTTTTTTATCTCATCAAGTATTGAAAGATATCTTTTATTAGTCACCGAGAACCTCATCTGTAAACTCTACATCATCAATA